ACATATAGTTGAAGTACATTTGCAAGGCTTTAAAATCGCCTTCGTCAATCTTTGCTTTTAGTTTCTTGATAGCGTCGTCTTTGTCGATGTGTTTGTTCAGCATCTCAATCAACTGCATTTCTTCTGACTTACTCTTTCGTCCTGCACCTTCTCTTTTTCCTCCGTTATTTTTTCTATTATCCATAATTGATATAAATTGATAATTCAATCCTTTAATTTAAAACAACAAAGGCGGCGCATTGTTAATACGTTGCTTTGCTATCTCAAAATAGTTGTCATCCATTTCGATACCAATAAAGTTTCTATTTGTGTTCTTACAAGCTACTCCTGTACTACCGCTTCCCATAGTTAAATCAACTACTGTGTTTCCTTCATTGCTGAATGTCTTGATTAAATCTTCAAGTAATAATACGGGCTTTTGTGTTGGGTGGTGTCCGTCATAATCTTTTTTGTATTTTAAAATATTGCTTTTGTATTTTTTACCTTCCCATAAATTAAAAGTACTTGCAAACTTCTTTTTAAAGTTTTCGTTTATTTCATTTAGCACTTCCCATTTTTCAGTAAAAAAACCTGTGGGTTGTAATACGTTTTCATAAATATCTTTATTTGGAAACCAAAATTGTGAAGTTTCCCAACACCTTGCAACCATTCCTCTATCCCTGTTTTTAGTTTTGCCAACATAATCACAATAATGATTGTTATATTCTTTTGTGGTTATTCCACTTTTTTCTTTACATTCTTTAAAATATTCAAACATTGGGTTGTTTGGTGTAACATATTCAAGGTCATAATTTTTACTAAAAACTAAAATATCTTCATAATAATTCAAAGGTGCTTTTTTCGCAGTTAAAGCATTCGCAAAATGGTCTTTTTCCCATATCATATTATAAGAGTGTGGTATGTTTGGAATTGCTTTCTTTATTAATTCAGTAGTAAAAGGTTGTTGAGCAAATAAAACCATTTTACCATTCTTTCTAATTATCCTGTTTGCTATTTTATAAATCTTATTAGTATCTATAACTGTATCCCAATCTGTTTTATTACCGTTCCATCCATCTAAATTAGCCCCTTTTACAGTACCATAAGGTAAGTCTGTCAATATTAAATCAACGCTACCACTTTCTATGTTGTCGCTTTCTATCAAGCAATCTCCTTTGTATAGTTTCATACTTTTTCGTATATCATTGTTAAAATAATTTGGAAGATTCCTACATAGACAACGTGGTCTACTTCATAGGTTTGTTCCCCTTCAAATTCGTAAGGTCTTACTCCGAAGACTAATCCTTTTACCATTCCTATTTTTAATTCCCATCTAAGTAAATTCATATCTTTTCTTTTTAAAACATTCGTATCTGTTGTTTGTGTTCATTTATTCTTTTCATTGCTTTGTCATAGTATTCTTTATCAAGTTCGCAAGCAGTAAGGTCAAAGCCTAAATTGTGGCAGGATATTGCTATGCTTCCACTCCCAAGATGTGTATCAAGTATCTTATCTCCTTCCTTTGCGTATTTCATTAGCAGCCATTCGTATAGTTTTACGGGTTTTTGCGTTGGGTGTATTTTATTTTTGTTAGCGTATGCCTCAACCCTGCTCATATTAAATTGTTTGCAAGTTTTGTCAAAAGAAGTCCACGCTAATTCAAATTCATTAGTGCTAAATTCTTGCATTTTATACCAACTTAGCCAACATCTACTTGGTTTAAGAAATTCAGTCATATAATTTCCACCCCAAACAATTTGATTTTTAGATATTCTAAATAATTCAGTCCAATATTCTAAACTTGGTATTTCATTATCCCACCCTTTATATTCGTGCTTTATTCCACTTTTATGAAAGTTACTTTGTTTTTTGCTACTAAAACCAATACCATAAGGCGGGTCTACAATAGCAAGTTCAAAATGGTTATCGGGATACCTTGCCATTAGTTCCATATTGTCTTCGTTTGTTATCATAGTTGTTTGTTTAAAAGTATTATTACTAAACTTATGTATATTACTATTATTACTATTCTTGCTATTCCTTCCATTTGGTTTCTTTTTTATAAATCATCATTTAGTTTATCTATTAAATCTTGATACTCTTGATTAATCTCTTTTTGTATGTCTTCTTCTAATTGTATAAATCCTTCCATTATATTCATTTGGTTTCTTTTTGGTTAAACGTATCGTATTTGTCTTTGTCCTTTATCTCATCGTAGAGAATGTCCTTCCAATCCTTTGGTTTCTTTTCTTTTGGCTTGTTCATAAGCCTTTCGAGTATCTCGTCTAAGTGTTCTATCATCCTATTATTTTTAATCTATACCCCTCTATCACTTGTTCTAATTCTTTGACTTTTATCTTTAGTTCTTTTATCTGTTGTTCAGCAGTTGGTTTCTTTCCGAACTCTCTGTCAAGTTTTGTGTATATGTTCCAATATTTCTTTTCATATTCAACATCGTACATTGTTTTGTTTACTGCATTCATTACAGTAGCGTGATTTGTTAGTCCTACCGTTTCTGCCAACTCTGTGAACGTCTTATCTGTGTAGTCTCTACATAGTTTGAAATATATTGCTCTTGCATAGGTAAAGTGTCTGCGTCTGTTTCTTGAGTTTAGTCTAACATCAAGTTGCTTCTCTATTGTTTCTTTTATTTCTTCGTGTGTCATTGCTTTAGTTTTTAATTGTTTCTTTTAAATCGTCTATTGCTTCTTTGATTCCTGCACAATGCAAGTATAGTTCTTCTTCTTCATACAATGTCAATACTTCTTCTAATTCTTCTATTTCCATTCCTTCCTTGTATAATTCCATTGCGTCTCTGTAAGCGTACCAAATCCATTCTTTTTTTTGTTCTTCTGTCATATTGCGTTGGTTCTTAGTTTAAGTAAATTAAAACAAAGTATGTACTTCTCTCTTGCTTTGCTCTTGTATATCTTCTTATACAGTTCAAACACTTTCCTTCTGAATTGGTATGGTGTTTTGCATTCTTTGAATATCTTCTTGCAGTATGCCTTTCCGTAGCCTTTACAAAAGTTTACATTGTCTGCACTATCGCCAAGAATCATTTGCTCGTAAAAGAAGTACGTTGCTTGTTCTTCTGTGTGCTGCGTGATTGTTTGGTGCTTATAGTGATAGTTGTAAATCAAAGCAGGGAATTGGTTGTAGTCTTTATCTATTGATACAATTATTGATTCTTTTGGATTCTTTGCCCAATACGATGCTACAAGGTCATCCGTCTCATATCCTGCCTTATGTATTGCGTCATAGGATTCTTGTACGTATTTAGTCAGTTCGTTCAGTAGAGGAGGTATATTGGCTTTCTTTCTGTTTGCTTTGTACGTTGGTGTCAGCATCTTTCTAAAGTTACCTTTAGACCCGCAGAATGTTAGAACCTTATCAATCTCTTGGGTTTCTTCCAACTTGTTTACAATAGACATAAAAACCTCGTCGAACTTGAATATCACTTCCTCAAGGTTATCATTGAACGGACTGTCATCGGGATTTTGTTTCTCCTTATAGCAACTACTCCAAAGTAAACTGTCTGCATCAAATAGAATAGTTTTCATTTTGTTAGTTTGTTAAGGTTTTGTTTTTGGTGTTCGCTGACATCTTTCAAAAAGGCTCTTAATTCTTTTACAGGTATCTGATGCTTTGCTCTAAACTGCTCTACGAATTTAACGTATGGATGCAACCCTCCTTTGTGGAAGTTTTCTTCAAGGTCTATGATTCCTGATATTGTACATTTTTTAAGTTCGCTCATAATTCTATGTTTTTCATTGTTCCCGTTGTTAATAGTCTGTACTTTCTTTTCAAGGATTCAACGTATAGAGTTGCGTCCATCATTTCTTCTTGGAAGTGTTGTAGCCAATCTAAGGTGCTTAAATCTTCTCGCTCCATTGTCTTACCGTATTTCGCAATACCAATCGCAGAACGCTTCTTATAGGACTGTATTACGGTCTCCACAACCTTGTCTTGTAGTCCTTCGGTATCTACGTCAATTTGCTCGATTAGTTCTTCCTGTATCTCTTGTAACTTGTGAAGCACAAAAACGTTGTGAGGCAAACAGACCTCGAAGTGTTCAATTAGTGTTTGTAGTTTTTTAATTGTTGTCATAGTGTTTTGGTTTTATTGGGAGGTTTCCCTCCCGTTAGGTTTTATAACAGTCTTATATATTTTCTAAACAAGTTTGATGCGTGAAATTCTGAATTAACTTTCATATTCATAACCCATTGAGGAACAATCAACCTTATTGTATACCTTCCGTAGTTTTTGTAAAGCCACTGACTTCTTTCAAAACCTACTTCAAGTTCATACCCTACCCATTTTTCGTTTTCGGAAACGATTAAGTCTTCTACATTGTGTTCCCAATAAGAAAAAACTGCCATATAAGAACCCTCTATGTCGTTGTATGTTTCATAGCTACCTATTTTATCAAAAGAATTTTTTAATATAGCTTTTTTTGTAATGTGTCCGCTATTTTCTTCCCATTCTGCGTTTAAATACTCTCTAACTGTTTTCATAATTTTTAGTTTTAGTGATTGATTATGTAGCAAAGATACACTTTTTTATCAATGTGCAAAACTTTTTTTAGAAAAACTTTAAAAAAAATAAAAGGGAAGTTTTACCTTCCCCTTAATTTATAGCGACATAAGTTCGTTTATCGCAGTATGTCCGCCTATTACAACACCGCATCCGATTGCGGGTTTCTTTCCTGCTTTGGCATAAGCAAAGGCATATTTCTCGTGGTCTATTCCGCAACCTACTTGCATTCCAAATATCTTAAAGTTTGCGCCGACAGTAAATTCAGTATAGCATTGGGTGTGTAGGTGTCCCTGTACTGTGGACATCATATCCCCTTTTGACTTTGTTCTTGCAGTTCCTGCTTCCCCGTGTATATATTGAACGTCATCAATAACTGTTCGCTCTGTGAAGTTCCAATTCGGTGTTCCTAACACTTCGGAGTAGCTTCTTATCCATCTCTTTGGTATTCCTCCCGTTTGTGCTTTACGTGAGATAATTCTATCGTGATTCCCTATCATTACATCTGCCACAGGGAACGCTTTGTAC